TCTTGGGGCGGACTCACTGGTCCCGAGAGATGAGTTGGGTACTGGGACCGCAAGTGGCACAACGTTTCTCGCCGGAGACGGTACGTGGAAGACTCCAGACAGCGGTGGAACGACAGGCTTCCCTCCAGACACCCAGATCAGCGATCCGACGACTGAAGTCCTCTACGAAGCCACAGTCAACGATGACGGTTCTGCGTCTGGAAGTTGGCCGAATCGGATTTCCCACTTCTTCAAGCCGTTTGCAGGCGTCGCAGCTCTCGTCACATGGTTCAACGAGTACTTTGAGTTCCGAGCCATGCCTGCGAAGTTCAACACAGTCGCGATGCGCATCTTCAGCCGAGACAAGGTTGCAGACACTGCACATGTCGGTAATGTGTTCGAGATTCATCGCTCTCGAGAGGCCAGGGATCTTGTGTTCGGGGTGGACGGAGACGGAAACGCGGAGGTTGACGGAACCCTTACCCTGCAGGGTGTTCAGACGAGTGCCGTGCTTCCGATCCTCGACGGAAGTCCAGTCCCTGGGGGAACCCCGGCCAACACCCTGATCGTGAGGCCGACCCCGTGACGTCAATTGGCGAGGTGTTCGCTCCCGTTGACGGGAGCGGGACAACGCACAACTTCACCGTGACCAAGGCTGTTCCGGCCGGTGGACTTGTTGTCGTCGCCACTGCGGTGAACGTCAATGTGACGACAGCCGGTGCGTCTGACTCACGAGGGAACACATACGCTTGGGTTCAAGCGCCTAGCGGTGGAACCCCGCTGTGCCGCCTGAATCTGATGTACTCTGTTCTTGATACTGCGCTTCAAGTCGGGGACACCATCTCTACCAACACCGGCACGCAGACTCCTTCGAGACAACCATGGATCGGCGTTGGGTTCTCCGGCCTGGTATCGCCCAGCCCGCTTGACTACGGATGGGACACTGCTGGCGGAAACTCTGGGGCTGCCTCATCCGGTGCCACTGCCACGCTGGCGCAAGCAGACGAGATCATCATTCATGCGGTTGGGGCGACCCAGGCCGCTGCGGATACGATGACTCCTGGGGCCGGGTTCGTCCTAGAGTCCAGCAACATCACACCGGATGGAAGCAACGACAAGCGCGTCGCGATCTTCTCCAAGGTTGTGTCGAGTACTGATGCGACAACTCCGTCCGTTGCACTCAGCGCTGCAGGAACATGGGGCAGCGGTGTCCTGACGGCGAAACTGAGCACTGCCCCGCCTCCTTCCGGGTACGCAGCAACTCTGTGGGATGGCTCGGCGGAAGTTCCCGCAACGGTCACGCTCTGGGACGGTGCTGCGGAAGTGCCAGCAACACTTGAGATCACCTAGAACTTCGTCTTCAGATAGGCTATCGTTCTCGGTAAGAGGGTTCCCTCGCTGGGAGGGTTCCCCTTGCCGAAGAGAACCGGAGAGACACATGCCGCGTACGAACCACTCTATCCAGATCGGCGAGCTCCGAGAGGTTGCCGAAGGCCTCGATCGCGTTTACGCCCACACAGGCCAGGAACAGTACCGTCACGACGCTCTCTCGTCTCGAGCGGCAGCGGATTTGTTGGAGATCCACGACGCGACCGGGATCAACTTGTTCCGGGCACCAAACCTTCTTGCGTTCGTTCTTGAGGTCGGCGGTGCCCGGATCGGGAAGTTCGATGTGGTAGACAACCACGCCTGACCCTTCTCTCGAGACCCCGCTGCGCCAGACGGCACGGCGGGGTCTCCGCTACCCTGAACCGCATGCCGGACACTCCTCTCGTCACGTACCTCAAGATCCAGCGGGCGGCTGACCGTGAGATCCTGGCTGCCCTTCGTAGCTCGGCAGCGAACGTGAGCAGCGAGTTGAAGCGGCTGCAGAACGCCACCAAGACAGGAGAGAAGGTGCGTCGGGAGCAGCTCCTCCGTTCGCAGGCAGCCATCAACCGAGAGATGGCGGTGCTGTTTGACCGCGTGGGGGACACGGTGCAAGCCGGAGCAGCACGAGCTGCGGAGGCGGGAGCACGGACGATCCTTGAGGCTAACAAGGACCTCCTTCGAGAAGTCCTCTCGGCGTCTGACTACGACTATCTGGTACGGTCGGCCGAGCAGTCCGCATCCAACTCCCTCGAGGCCTTGCGACAGCGCGTCTCCGGCAGCTCCTACGTCCCGCTGTCACAGCAGGTGTACGACACTCAACAGTTAGCGTCCGGCAAGATCGACGAGATCGTCAACGCGGCAATCGCCCGAGGAGCCAGCGCGGCCGAGCTGGCACGTGACGTCCGAGCGTACATCAACCCGAACACTCCTGGTGGAGTCCGGTATGCGTCCCTTCGGTTGGGGCGCACCGAGCTCAACAACGCCTTCCACGCCGCTCAGATCAAGCAGGCGCAGGAGGAACCGTGGACGTATGGCCTGAGGTGGAATCTTTCCGGAAGCCACCCGAAGCCAGACGAGTGCAACGAGTACGCCGACCAGGTTCACTACAAGGACGGAGAAGCCGGTGTCTTCCGTCCGGAGGAAGTCCCAGCCAAGCCGCACCCGAACTGCCTCTGTTACACCACACCGGAAGTTCCTGACCCAGACGAGTTCATCGATCAGTACATGGCGGGGAAGTATGACGAAGGGATCGAAGAGTCGTACCCGGACGTTGTCGAGCATCTCCCCATGTCCACCCCTGAAGCAGTCCGAGCTTACGCGTGGGGTAGGAGTCCTGACGACGGGAACTTGATGTTCGCCCGTCTGAACGAGTCTCAACGAGCAGGTAGAGAGCTTACTGATTACGAGAAGAAAGTTCGAGACGGGCTGGACAAGTCCTTCGAAGTAACAGACGGGTTCACTACCAATCGGAGGCTGTACCGGCAGCTAGACGACGAAGACTCGCGCAAACAGATTCTTGCGCATGAAGGGAAGGTGTGGACTGACAAGTCTTTCGTTTCAACGTCGTCAGACCGGGATGTAGCGATCGACTTTGACGTCTCCGGTGATGGAGTTCTGTTGAACATTCACGCGCCTAAGGGCACCAAGGCTATTGATGTAGACAAGTACACAGAGGACTTGGCGTTCAAGCAGAAGGAATGGCTCCTTCCGCGTGACACTAGATTCTTCGTTCGAAAGGTCACCCGGACGGACGAGGGTTGGCAGGCGGATGTCGAGATCTTGCTACCTGGGCAGAAAGTACCTGCTTCGTTGAAGGCAGCATCGAAAACGGTGTCCGAACAGATAGCGGACTTGGAGAGGAAGATTGCTTCGGAGATCGCACGCGGCAAGAAAACGACCCAGGCGCCAGTTCGGCAAGCTGCGAAAGCGAACATCCGAAAGTACCAGGAAGAGATACGCATCCTGAAGTCTCGCCGCAAACCGTAGCCTTCAAACATCTGTACGCTATGCTTCCGTGTGAAGAACGTCCGTCTCGACCAGGAGGTCACGGAAGATGGGGCAGTGCCTCGCAGGAGCCGCAGGTAGCGGCAGCACGTCTGAGTACGCTCTCTCCGCCGAGCAGCGTCGACTGCTCACCCAGGGTGACATCGAGGGACTTCTGGAGCTTCACGGCTCTACCTTCGGGTTCGCGGTCATGGAGGAAGAGGACGACGAGGACGAGAACGACGACGAAGACACCGAGGACGACGAGGACTCCGAGGACGACGCCAACTCAGATGAGGACGACGAAGACGACGAGGACGAGGACTCCGAGGACGGGGACAAGAAGTCCAAGGGGAAGAAGGGCAAGAAGACCGACCCCAAGGACGACAAGATCCGGGAGCTCTCCGCTGAAGCGAAGAAGTACCGGCTCAAGAACCGAACCTTCCGCAACCAGATCGCCGATCTGCAGAGGCAGATTGCCGATCTGACCAAGGGCAAGTCGAAGAAGCCGAAGGGCAAGGACGACGAGGACGGCAGCGACGCGCAGCCGGACCCCGAGATCACCCGGAAGCTGGAGCAGTCCCAGCGCACCAACGAGGACCTGCTCATCCGCTTGGAGTTCATGGCGGACAAGACCTACTCCTGGAAGGACCCCAAGGCGGCTCTCAAGCTGCTGGATGCGTCGGACATCGAGATCGACGACGATGGCGACATCGACGGACTCGAGGACGCGATCAAGCAGCTCGCCGAGGACTACCCGTTCCTGCTCGACAAGAGCAAGGAGGAGCGGGACGAGAGCAAGCGTCGTCGTCGCGGAGCTACCGGTCAGTCGACCGGGGGCAAGCGGAAGAACGGGAGTTCCGCATCACGCGAGAAGCTCCTCCAGAAGTACCCGGCTCTGCGACGCTAGAAATAGCGTCCGAGCGCACCAACCACCCCACCAAGAGAAGGAGAACCTGTCATGGCTCGCTATGACAAGTACGACCCGATCTCCGGTGGCTTCCGAGCTCCTCTCGCTGCAGCTGTCACGTCGGACGACGTCGGCAAGCCGCTCGCGGTCGGCCTGGACGCCAACGGACGGGTCGTCGTCGGAGCCGGCAACAGCGGCGTGCTCGGGGTCTACGTGGCCGACGAGCCCAAGGCTGCTGGCGACGTCGCTGACTGCATGACGGCCGGGGAGATCGTGGAGGTTGCCAGTCTCGCGGCTGGGACGGCCTACTACGGTGCTTCGGCCGACGGCGCTGTCAGCACCACCAACACCGGCACCTACCTGGGACACACGGTGGAGGCTACTCGCCTCGTCGTCCGTGTGTCTCACTGAGACGAGGAGCTCATGAACACCACTCAGCTCAAGTCCCAGCTCCTCGCCGCTGGCGACATCCACGGTCTGCTCGAGCTCAACCGACAGACGTTCGGCTCGGCCACCATGGCCAAGGGGTACAACGCTGTTGCGGACGTGCTCACGCAGACCGTCGACGGTCGAGACCTCAACGCCATCTGGGACGAGTTCCAGGCGACGGTGGCTCTGCAGAACGCGGAGCGGCAGCGGATCATCGACCTGTTGACCTTCCCGGTCACGCAGACCATCGAGGACGTCCCGCAGTTCGGCACCGAGGACTTCGAGGAGGCGTCGCAGTACGGCGTCCCGGTCGGCATCCGTCCGGAGGCCGACGTACTGTCCCTCGGGTACACCTTCAAGTGGTACGACATCGCCAACCGCTTCACGTGGCAGTTCCTCGCGGAGGCCACGGCGCAGCGGGTGGAGGCCGTTCACCAGCAGGTGCTCGACGCCGACAACCGCAAGCTCTTCCAGGAGGTCATGCGGACGCTGTTCCGCAAGGACAACCGTGAGGCCACGATCAAGGGCCAGAACTACACGGTCTTCACCTTCTGGAATGGTGACGGTACGGTTCCTCCGCCGTACAAGTCGAACACGTTCTCCGGCACTCACACGCACTTCCGCACCACGGGAGCTGCGACGGTGACCTCCGGCGATCTGGACGAGGTCATCGACGACTTCAAGTCGCACGGGTACTCTTCCGAGAACGGGTCGACGATGTTCACTCTGGTGAACGTCACCGAGGCCAACACCATTCGCGGCTTCCGGGTCTCGTCTGGCGCTCGGTACGACTTCATCCCCGCTGTGGGACAGCCGGGTCTGTTCCTTCCGGCGAACCAGGAGCTGTTCGGCACGCAGGTTGGTGCACAGTTCCGAGGGATGAACGTCATCGGGTCGTACGGTCCGCTGCTCGTCATCGAGGAGGACTACGTCCCCCCGGCGTACATCGTCTCCCTGGTGAGCGGTGGCGAGGCCAACATCCAGAACCCGATCGGTCTGCGGGAGCACGCCAACCCCGGCCTCCGCGGTCTCCGACTGGTCAAGGGTCGTGACAACGACTACCCGCTGATCGACAGCTACTACGTCCGAGGCTTCGGCACGGGCGTCCGTCAGCGCGGAGCCGGTCTGGTCATGCAGGTGACGGCCAACGCGACCTACGCTGCTCCGACCGCGTACGCGGCCTGAGCGAGAGGGAGTTGAGATGGCGCGCAAGATCAACCTGAGCAAGCCGCTCTCCAAGGCAGACCTCGCCTACCTTCAGTCCCGCTTCCCGCAGTCGCGGGTGGACTGGATGGTGGCTCAGGCTGGCAAGCAGGAGGAGACAGATCCTTCAGAGCCAGAGAACCAGCCCGAGAATCCCGGAGGCAGCGACAACGGCCAGACGGGTACCGACGGGGAGAACGGCTCTCAGACGGGAGAGGAGGACCTCATCGGCAGCACTCCGGAGTTCAACCCCGGCGAGCACACGGTCGAGGAGGTCGTCGCCTACCTCAAGGAAGCGTCTGACGAGGAGAAGGCTCGAGTCGTGGCCCAGGAGGCTGACGGCAAGGGTCGGAGCACCATCCTCAACTCCTGATAGACAGGCTCTACCTCGCAGAGACCCCACCTCGCCCACTGGGTGGGGTGGGGTCTCTCGCTAGAGAGGAAGCATCGTGGCAGACGCCGAAGAGGTCGCCGAGCTGCGTCGTCTCATCGACGAGCCGGACGACACTGCCTACACCGACACCGTGCTCAGCGACCGACTCGACGCAGCTTCCGAGGGTATCCTCGGCCTCGCTAGAGACATCTGGCGCGAGAAGGCAGCTCGCTTCGCCGGGCTGATCGACATCCAGGAGGGCATGTCGAGCAGGAAGATGTCGCAACTCTACGGGCAGGCTCTCAAGATGGCGGACTCGTTCTCTTCGCAAGTCCTCGAGCTTGTGCCTGTTCCTCGATTCTCCCGCACTCGGAAGATCGAGAGAGGCTGACCGGTGGACCTGGATGTGCAGCGTCGTTTGACCGAGGCGTTCATCAACGTCTTCCCGGTCTCCGTCGTCCTCACTCCTCGACACAAGGAGAAGCAGCCCGCTGGGGGATTCGTCTGGGTGGAAGATCCTCCCCGTGATCCGATAGTCGTGACGTTCGTGGAGTCTCGCACCGACGTACCGACTCCCACTGTTACGCTGGACGGGGTCGAGAGGAGGGTAGATCTCCAGATGATCGGGCCGTGGAACTCTACCATGGCTCGGTTCGACGTGTTCTCCCATCAGGGGAAAGACTGGGAGATCGTCGACTTGTTCTACGACAACGGGTACGAGTGCCGAGCTTGGGTGTCGGGCCGTGGCTAGCTCGGGAATCGTCTGGGAGGACCGTGCTCTTCTCAACAACCTCCGGACGTTTGACTCCAGGGCTGATAGAGCCCTTGCTGTCATCATGCGGTACCACGCCACGCGCGCCACGGCGTACGCTCGCCAGAACGCTCCTTGGACGGATCGAACTTCCAACGCTCGCAACGGCTTGAACGCGGTGGCCGAGAGTGGAAGCAAGTCCCACCGCATTATCATCGCTCACACTGTTCCCTATGGCATCTTCCTCGAGGTTCGCTGGGCAGGAAGGTACGCCATCATCCGACCGACCGTCGATCACGAAGGACCGGAAGTGATGAAGACGGTTGAAGGACTCTTCGGGAGGATGTTCCGATGACGGCTCGCGCAGCGCTTCAATCCCTCCTCGAGGAGGACCCGGAACTGGTTGCTCTAGGTCTCGAGGCTGTGTACGCAGCCAACTCGGTTGACACTCCGGACGAGGAATTCTTCGCTGTTGTCAGCTGGGGTCCAGCTACGTCGGCCTTCGGCCAGACCGGGACGGATCGTGTTTCGATCTGGCTGTACGACAAGCAGCGAGACTACGGCAGGATCAACGCCGGTCTCGCCCGTCTCAAGGACCTGATTCTTGGGACGACCCAACGGCTGGGAGCCGACGGGTCCACCCTCTCTGTAGCGGAATGGAACGGCGAGAGCCAGGACCTCTTCGACACAGGGTACGAAGCAGTCACGCGCTATGCCGACTTCACCGTGGCGTCACGGTAGGCTTCGGTTAGCAGTCCACATCGAGAGGAACGACCATGGCACGGATCAAGGTGCGGTACAAGGGCATCGCCGACGAGCGCACCATCAGCGTCAAGGACCTTGAGTCCGCTGGCGTCGAGGGTGTGGAGAAGGACCTGACGTGGAACCGGAGGAACCTCTTCTCGCTCGAGATGGACTCCAGCGAGAAGCTCGAGGAGGTTCTGCGCCGGGAGGGACACTTCACCATCTCCAAGGTGAACGACGACAACTCCGACACGCAGATCGCTTCTGCGGATGACCCCAACCGCGAGGGCGACAAGCTGGTCGACGGCGACACGGGAGCTTCCACGGACGTCAAGAAGACGACGGCCAAGAAGTAGACCCACCCGGATGGACCTGCGATGCGACAACAAGCTCCTCGGCGTTCTCTTGGAGACAGCTCCCGGAGGAGTCGTCGAGCTGAAGTGCTCGAGCAGGTTCTGTGGAGCGACCGCAGGCGTGGTCGTCCTACATCGGTTCTCCACGGAGAACGGCCAGATGATCGGGACCGTCCGGTTCCGTGACACACCGAAGGTAGGAAGGAAGACCAATGGGCGACACAGCTCTGCCGTACGGTCTCCGTGACACGAAGGTCACGCCGTACACCACAGCCGCTGCTGACACTCTCGATACCACTCTCATCGACGCTCCCAACGCTCGCACCATGTCGTTCTCCGAGGCGGAGGACTTCGAGGAGCTGCGCGGCGACGACAAGGTCATCGCGATCCGGGGCAAGGGTGCTTCGGTGGAGTGGGAGATGGAGAACGGTGGCATCTCGCTCCCAGCGTACAAGGCCATGGCCGGTGGAACGATCACCACGACTGGGGTCACGCCGAACACGGTGACGACCTTCCGCAAGAAGGTCACGGACCAGCGTCCCTACTTCCGGGCCGAGGGTCAGTCCATCAACGACAACGGTGGAGACTTCCACCCCATCCTGTACCGCTGCCGTGCTTCCGACTCGCTCGAGGGCGAGCTCGGCGATGGTGCGTTCTGGCTGACGTCGGCGTCCGGGCAGTCTCTCCCTTCGCTCATCACCGGTCTGGAGGACGTCCTGTACGACTTCGTCATCAACGAGACCGCGCTCGGTATCGGCGAGGAAGTCACGCCGTAAGCTCGCGCACCAACCTGTCCGAAGCCATCGGAGTTCAAGGAGACCAGAATGGCAACCAGCACCACCAAGAAGGCGTCCCGCTCTGGCAACCCCGCCAAGCGGGCTGCTTCCGTATCCGCAGGTCCTACGTCGGCGAGCCAGTGGAAGACCGGCAACTCTGGGCCATTCGTCGAGGACGTTCTCCTTCCCAGCGGGAACGTCGCTCGAGTGCGCCGGATCGGTCCGGAAGCGTTCCTCACCCAGGGCATCATCCCGGATCCCCTGACGGGCATCGTCCAGGAAGCGGTCAGCTCCAAGAAGGGTCTCAAGCCGAAGCAGCAGAAGGAGCTCCTCGAGGATCCGAAGCAGATCGGTGCGGTCCTGGAGATGATGGATCGGGTACTGTGCTACGCCGTGGTTGAGCCTCTGGTGCAGATGCCTCCAGCCTGTGTGATCTGCGGGGAGTACAACACTTCCTCCGTCAAGGAGCACCAGCCAGGCGACTCCGACTTCCACTTGTACCGTCCCGCCGACCGGGAGGAGGATGTCCTCTACGCCGACATTGTTGATCTCGACGACAAGGCGTTCGTCCTCAACTACTGCATCGGAGGTACTAGAGACCTCGAGAGGTTTCGTGCAGAGTTCGGAGCGGCTGTGGCAAGCCTGGATTCTGTCGAAGACGCTGGGGAGTAGGCCAAGTGAGCTCTACGGCATCGACGGTGAGTTCCGACGCTTCTGCTTCGACAGAGCGGTGTCGACGTTCGGTCTCGCTCTGGAGGCCGAGCTGGACTCCGTCAAGGGGAAGACCGAACAAGCCGTAGAGAAGAAGCGAGCACGAGTCCTGGATCGCTGGCTCGATCGCCCGCTGAAGTACCGCAATCCCACAGCGACCAGATCTGCACCCGGAACCGCACCAGCTTCGCCAACTGACGACGTCGAGCAGGAGTACACGATGCGCGGAGACGGGATGTCGGCACTGTGAGCGAGTACAACCTCGGTACAGCCCGAGGGACCATCCAGATCGACTACGAGGGAAACGGAGTCGATCAGGCTACTCGTGGTCTCCAGCGTACTCGAGAGAGTGCCGAAGAGACGGGTCCAGCGCTCAAGAAGGTCAGCACCATGGCCGGGGTGGCCGGTGCTGGAATCGTTGCCGGACTCGGCGTTGCCATCAAGTCGGCGGCAGACTTCGAGAAGGGCCTGTCCGGCATCCAGGCCGTCTCCGGCGCCACGACGGCGGAGATGGAGACGGTACGCAAGAAGGCTCTCCAGCTCGGCGCGGACACGGCGTTCTCGGCGTCCGACGCCTCCCAGGCGATCGAAGAGCTCGTCAAGGCAGGCATCTCGATCCCGGATGTGATGAACGGCGCGGCGGACGCCACCGTGGCGCTCGCTGCAGCTGGCGGGGTAGCTCTGCCAGAAGCTGCGACCATCGCCTCCAACGCGATGAACCAGTTCGGACTGTCCGCGGAAGAGCTGCCCGGAATCGCAGACAAGATTGCTGGCGCAGCCAACGCGAGTGCCATTGACGTATCAGATCTAGGCCAGTCATTCCAACAGGCTGGAGCTGTCGCTCATCTGGCTGGTCTGTCGTTCGATGACACCGCTCTCGCCATCGCCGCTATGGGCAACGCAGGCATCAAGGGTAGCGATGCAGGTACGTCGCTGAAGTCGATGCTACAGCGCTTGCAGCCGACCACCAAGGCGCAGTCGACGCTGATGAAGAACCTTGGCCTCATCACCAAGGACGGCGCCAACCAGTTCTTCGACGCGACAGGCAAGATCAAGGGCATGGCCGACATCGCCCAGATCCTCCAGGATTCCCTGAAGGGTATGAGCGACCAGCAGAAGACAGCCACCCTTCAGACCTTGTTCGGTGCGGACGCCATCCGAGCGGCAGCAGTCATCGCCGACAATGGTGCCAAGGGCATCAACGACATGGCTACGGCCATGGGGAAGATGAAGGCTGCCGACGTCGCCGCTACCCGTATGAACAATCTGTCCGGGCAGATCGAGCAGATGAAGGGCTCTGCGGAGACCTTCGCCATTCAAACTGGTTCGATCCTCATTCCTGTTCTCACGAACGTCGTAAAAAAGTTGACAGACGCTGTCAACTGGTTCACTAACTTGAGCGACGGGCAGAAGAAGGCTCTAACGATAACCCTGGCCGCAGTGGGTGGGTTCCTCCTAGCGGTAGCTGCGATCGTGAAGACGACGATGGCAGTGAAGGAAGCTGTTGTAGCGTTCAAGGCGATCGCAGCTGCAGCGAAGGCCAACGCTGCCCTGGTGGCGATCGCCAAGGGATTCAAGGCTGCTGCGGTGGCCTCTAAGGCGTTCACGCTCTCGTTGCTCACCAACCCGATCTTCCTCATCATCGCTGGAATCGTCGCCCTGGTTGCAGCTCTCGTCATCCTCTACAAGAAGAACGAGACCTTCCGGAACTTCGTCAACGCAGCTTGGGCCTCCATCAAGAACGCGATCATGGCGGTCGTGGGGTGGCTCACTGGGACAGCTTGGCCCGCGATCAAGGCTGTGTGGGACGGGATTGTTTCCGGAGCGCAGGCGATGTGGTCGGGAGTTTCGACTGCCTGGAATGCGATTGTCACTGCCATCAAGACAGTGGTAAGCGTGATCGTCACGATAATCACGACGTACGTGAACATGTGGTTGACGATCATTACCACTGCCCTCAACGCCATCAAGGCGGTGTGGAACGCGGTGTGGGGTCTGTTCGGGCCGCTCATCAAGGCCGTGTTCGACCTCGTCATCGCCATCATCCAGTTCGCGGTTCTGTGGGCGCTCGAGTTCATCAAGGCCACCCTCAGCGCCATCGCAGCTGTCTGGTCAGCGATCTGGAATGCGATAGTTGCTGTAGCGCAAGCGGTCTGGGCCGTCATCTCGGCGGTCATAACCCGCGAGGTCAACGGGATCAAGAAGATCGTCACCACGGTGTTCAACGCTGTGAAGGCGGTCGTCACCTCGGTCTGGAACGCGATAAAGTCGCTGACGACCGCAGTGTGGAACGCGATCTACAACGCGATCTCCGGTCCGATCAACAAGGCCAAGTCCATCGTGTCCTCCGTCGCGAACACGATCAAGAGCGCGATCTCCACCGCCTTCAACGCCGCGAAGACAGCGACCAGCACGGCGTTCAGCGCTCTCTACTCCGCGGTGTCCACGCAGATGGGCAAGGCATACGACAAGGTCAAGGACATCGTCGGCCGGATCAAGGGATTCTTCTCCGGCGCGGGCAGCTGGCTGAAGGACGCCGGACGGCGGCTGATCCAAGGTCTCATCGATGGGATTCAGGAGATGATAGGCAAGGTGACCGGCGCGATCAACAAGGTCACGTCGATCATCAAGAACCACCTGCCAGGTTCGCCGGTCAAAGAAGGACCACTTGTCGCGTGGAACGACGGCTCACCAGGCAAGAAGCTCGTCGATATGCTCGCCGGTGGGATTTCGGACAACATCGGAGCCATTTCCGCTGCGTTCCGTGATGCGGACCTGGGAGTAGGCTCGATTCTTGCCTCTCCGGAGGTCGCACTGGCTGGGTCAGCCGCACGTACCCGAAGCGCTTCGATCGGCTCTCCACGGCCTGGAGAGGGAGCGTACGGCGCTGGTCCGCTGATCGGCCAGCAGAACGTGTACTACCCTCGGGCTGAGCCTGCCTCCCAGGCTGCTACTCGTTCCGCGACTCGCGCAGCTCTCCTCGGAGGACCCCGATGACCAGATTGACTGTTGATGGTGTTGACTTGAAGACGTACGCCAAGAACGTCGAGACGCTTGCGTCCACGCTCCGGACGCCAGCTCGTCGGGGAGCCAACGCGGTGACGGCGGGGAGGTCTGGCGTCATCCGCACTCCGGACAAGCTGCACGAGGCTCCGGTCTACACATGGCCCATGTGGGTTGTGGGATGTGAGGACGACGGGACAGTCCCCACAGACTCCAGCGAGGCCATCGAGTTCCGACGCCGTGTAGACGAGCTGTCGCTGTTGCTAGACAAGGACGGCGTTCTGGACGTCCGTTCGTGGCAGCCAGATGGATCGGTACGGCAGGCAGACTGTGAGTGCATCTCCGCGCTCGACTTCACGACGGTTGGCGTCAACCCGATCGGCCGCTTCTCGGTAGAGATCCAGAACCTCAACGCCTACTGGGCAGACGTCAACCATTCGACCGCGACTCTTGCTCCTGGTGAGAGAGTTATGCCCGCCTTCGACGGAGCGACAGCTCCGCTAGACGATGCGTCCCTCATCATCACCGGACCAGCCACTAACCCTCGGGTCTCGGACTACTACAAGGCCACAGCATACGTTCAGTACAACGGTGTCGTCGCCGAAGGACAAACGCTCACGCTGAGCGGCTCGGAGTTCACTCTCACGGGGTCGGGTGGTCTGTCGCCTCAGCTGTCCGATCTTCAGGTGGTCGGCATGGCCGGTAGGATCTTCCGCCTCACGCCGAATTCGACGACGGGAGGCTACTCGGCGAAGTTCACCGCCTCGGCGACGAGCGCAACAACGTCCCTCGAGATCACGGGACGCCGTAAGTACCTGGTCGGATGAGAGGGACGAAGTGACGTACACGCTGAGGGCCATCAACCCCGACGGCTCACACGCAGGACTGCTTCCAGACTGCGACTCCGTCCAGGTCAACGTTGCCTTCTCCGATGTCGGTTCTATTTCGTTCGACTACGCGGTCAATGGCGTGAGCTCTTCTCTGGTTCACGACCAGCGAGAGATCGCGGTGTTCGACGAGGGAGAGGAAGTTCCCGACACTCGTTCGGTCATCGAGGGTGGGAACGGACAGCTCCTTGCGGTGGAGGGAGTCACGTACCGCTCCTGGACCGGTCGGAACATGTGGAAGGTTCTTGACGAGTCCCTCGTATATGGACCGAACTGGCCTCCCACTCCCCCATCCGACGGCAAGGTCAGCTTCGCTTCCAAGACTCCCGGCGTGGTCCTCGCAACTCTGTTCGACAAGGCCAAGTCGTTGGGAGAGTTGACGGGGATCACTCGAGGATTCACGGGTACGGCGGACTCGAACGGCGCAGCCTGGGACAACGTCCTCACCATCGAGTACGACATGGGGATCTCGCTTCTCCAGGTCGTCCAGAACCTGACTGACTCCGGTCTTGCCGAGTTCCGAATGGTCGGACGCGAGCTACAGGCGTACAACCCCGGCACCCTGGGAAGCGATCTCACGGTGGGTGGTAACCCGCTAGTCCTGTGGGCGGGGAGGAACACCACCGAAGCTCCGGAGCAGACGAACAGTGCAGGCCTTCGCACCGTAGCTCTCGTCAAAGGCGAGAACGGCACCTGGACGGAGGTCGAGGACCCGACAGCTCGTGCCCAGTACGGTCGGCGCACGATGTTGGTGTCCCAGGGCGGAGCGGGCGACGTCGGGACGCTCTCCGTGATTGGTCAGGCGAGCCTCGGGCAGACATCTCGAATCCGCTCCGAGCTGACGTACAAGTACCTCCCGGGAGGAGGCGACAACGTCGCTTCCACGGGAGCTTGGGGCATGGGACCGTGGGGAGAGTTCCCCTGGGGAGGTCCGTCCCGTACCGCAGCTCCCGCACCTATGCGAGACTACATCCCGGGCGACTGGGTCTTCACGGACATGACGGGCGAGCTGCAGCGAGTTCGCGTCCGCCAGATCCTCATCGAGTGGAGCTCCGACGAACCCACGGCCTACACACTCGTCCTGAACGACAAGTTCCTTGAGAGAGACATCGCTCTGTCTCGCAAGGTAGAAGGGATTACGGGAGGAGCTTCTACCAACGGTGGATCTATGCCGAGCGACTCGCCGGGGGAGGACGAGATCCCTCCGTCTCCTCCGACAGGTCTCTCCGCTTCGAGCGACGCTTACGTCGATAACCAGGGCCACACCTTCGCTCAGGTAAGCGCGACGTGGTTGGCTCCCACGACGAACGACGACGGGACGGTACTCGAGGATCTCGACCACTACGCCGTATCTTGGTGGTACGACCGACTCGCAGGTTCATACCGGGTAGATGCGACGGACACGAGCATTAGCTGGTCTCCGGTTCTCCCGGGAGAGCTCATCCACCTTCAGGTGTACGCGGTAGACCGATCGGGGAATGTATCGCTCCCCTCGAGCTCCATATCCCTCACCACTGGGTCAGATGTTACTCCACCTCCCGTCCCGTCCTCTCCTGTGCTCTCGACTCCCTTCCCCGGGATGGTGAGGATCGAGTGGGACGGTCTGGGGTCTGCCGGTGAAACCATGCCACCGGACTTGAAGTTCGTGGAGGTTCACTGGTCGGCTGTAGACGACTTCACACCGGACGCCTCTACCGTCCACGACACGCTTGCTGTGGGGAGCAACATCAGCAACGCGACAGGGCTCCCGTACGGCCAGCCAGTGTTCGTGAAGTTTGTTTCAGTCGACTTCACAGGGAACCGTTCCGACCCCAGTGGACAGGCGAGTGCCACCCCAGTGAAGATCGGTATCGACGATGTCAACTTCACCGCAGTGGACTTGGGTGGCGGGTTCCACACCTACATCGGCGCAACGGACCCTAGCTCGGACCCCGATACGGTCCTCCAGGAAGGCGAGATCTGGGTAGACACTGGGAATGACAATGAACCGAAGCGCTGGGACGCAACAGCTTCCGCTTGGGTCTCTGTTCGAGACCAAGTTGAGATCACTGAGGGACGCATCGCCGCCGGAGCCGTGACAGCCGGTAAGATCGCAGCGGGAGCCATTGCGGCAGGTTCAGCGATCATCGGGAACGCAGCCATTTCTAGCGCTCAGATAGCCAGCCTCGAAGCAGGTAAGATCACCGCTGGAACTCTCGTTGCTGACATCACGGTGTCGGCTCGCATCAAGACCGCAGACACTGGCGCTCGCACAGAACTGAACAACCTAGGTCTGTTGGCGTACAACGCATCCAACACCAAGGTCATTGACATCAGCAGTGCTGGATTCAAGGGTTACAACAGTTCCGGCCAACTGATGGTTGACATCAGCGCATCAGGCTCAGGTGCAACCATCACCGGCACATTGCGGACTGCGTTTTCTGGCCAGCGCATCGAGGTCGTGCCTGGTGCCCCGCACCAGATCAACTTCTATGACGCCGGAGGATCATTCTCTGGACGGCTGCAGAGCAACGCTTCTGGTTCAATGCAACTTATCAGCACGAGCGGCACAAACATCACTATTGGATCATCATCGGCGAGCATCAACGCTGGTTCTGGCTCAATCACGATCAACTCGACGTTTGGTGTGTTGCTTTCGCGCGCACAGGTGACTGGCGCCCTCTCTGCGAACGGTGGATTGGGAGTCCTCGGTGGTGCTCAGTTTGATGGTGGCAACGTTACCATCGGGAACGGATACCGGCTCAATACCGATCGGATCGAGGCGTCATGGACCGGCTTCTTGCGTCTGGAGCCCAGCGCTAATGTAGTGTCTCTGGTGACGTACAACAACACCTACACCGCGTCCGCGAACATGTACGTGACCTCTAGTGGCTCCTACGGTCGTGCAACATCGAGTGAGCGCTACAAGGTCAACATCGATCGAACGTGGTCTGAGTCTGCGGACCTGGAGAAGATCAAGTCCTTGAAGCCTGCTTCCTACTACGACCGAGGGGACTCTGAGAGGCTCGCAGCTCTTCTAGAAGCTCCCTTTGGCCCTCTCCCAGAGGGTATGGACGAGTTCGAGGCACCTCGTCGACTGATCGGACTCATCGCGGAGGACGTCGCCGAGCTGGGACTGGAGGATCTCTTGGTACGCAGGGAAGACGGTTCTCCAGATGGAGTTATGTACGATCGACTTGCCGTGATGATGCTACCCTGGATGCATCAGCTCGAAGACCGACTGTCGGCTCTCGAGATATCCAAGTAGAAGGAACCGGACATGCGTACTGTAGGCAGGCTCGTCTTCACTGCTGTTCTTCTTGCTCTAGCGCTTCTATGCATTGGGGTGGTGGCAGCCCAGCCCAGCTCGGCGTCCGATCACGACGTGATCAACCACACCCCCGGAGCCGTGTACGCTCGGCTAGACGGGACGTTGCTGTCTCCCGCGATCTTTCTCACACCTCACCAGGACGATGAGACGTTGTTCATGGGCGCAGCGATCCGTGAACACGTGGCAGCAGGCCGCCCGGTTCTCGTGGTTCTCTTGACGGATGGAGGAGCTTCCGGTGTCTGCCAGCAGATGTTCGGGAGCCGGGAGGATTGCGTCGCAGAGAGGGACCGTGAGTTCATCGCAGCAGTCACCGCTCTGGGAGCTACACCGGTGATTCCGGAGGACCGGATGGCAGATGGAACGCTGACGGGAGCCTACACGGCCGAAGTCATCCGTCGTCTATCGATCCAGTACCTTCACGCATCCTTCAAGACGATCAGCGAGTATGACTCGTTACACGCCGACCATCGCGCTGTCGGACGCGGGCTGTACGCTGCGTATCTGTGGGGGTACACAGACGACGCTCGGTGGTACCTCCGGTATGACGACCAGCCGACCTACGCTGGGACTTGCACCCGGCAGTACGACATCAACTCAGCTCTCGACCTCTACCGTCCTGTTGGTTGGGCATCAGTTCCCGCGGAGTTTCAGCGAGCGTGGAACAGCTCCGGCCATCGCGCTGCATACTCCAAGGCGTACGCTCCTTCCCAGCGCAAGAAGGCCGGAACTGGCTTCAACTGCTACCCGGACGATAAGGAGTGAAGATGAAGTGCGATCGTTGTGGGACGGACGTTGGAGCGGGAGGCCTAGACACCTGCATCATCGTCAGCGACTTGAGTGCGGAGACCGGCGTCGTGGTGAACATGCACTTCTGCCGCGAGAATCGTTGTGCGACAAAGGTTCTCTCTAAGGATAACGTTCGCTGGCGGGAGGACGTCGCCAAGGATCCACGGACGCAGGCGCGTCCCGTAAACTAGTTGCGTTCGGAGAGTCTTCTTCAAGCGACGGAGGTACGGCACGTGGATCAGGAACCGAAGGGTATCGAGATCGACGAGGTCCTGTACCTTCGCAGGGTCGTGGGGAGACTCCAGCAGCAGAACGAAGCGTTCACGGAATCCTCTGACAAGCTCGGAGCACTTGTCGACCAGCTGATGGCGGAGAATGAGCATCTGAAGAAGGATGTTGAACGCCTGTCTAACACCGTTGCCGCGCAAGGGAAGCCGACCTCCAAGCACCTCGACGACAACTAGGAGAGCCTCCCGTGCATTTGGACTCCCTTGTCACTCTCATAGGCGGTATCGTCGTTGTCGCTTCCGCACTCGGAACGGCAGTAGCGGTAGCTCGAGCTTCCTTCGCAAAGACCCAAATCGAAGCTCTTCGTGGAGACCGGGACGACCTACGAACCCGTGTAGACATCCTCGAGTCCGAGAAGACTCGACTAGAGGCTTCCCTGAAGACCGAGAGCGACAAGGTCCGAGTCCTCGAGAAGGTGGTTACCGGCAAGGAACAGCTGGACCACTTGCAGTCGACGATCGACAACAACCACGCAGCTTCGGTATCCTGGCAGGAAGGACAAGAGAAGCGTACGCTTGACATCCTCAAGCTCCTTCGTGGCAAGCGCGAGGGAGAGACTGGGCCGGTGACAACGGTATGACTACTCAGGAACGGCAGGCTCTCCTAGCTCGGAAGGCACGGATCGTTCGTCGTCTCTCCTACGCTCTAGCAGCGTTCCTCGCTGTGGCCGTCGGCCTCACACTCGTAGTTCTCCTGATCCAGAACCAGCGTCTCGACCAGCAGAGCAGAATCCTCATTGAGTGCACCACTCCACCCGGAGCCAGGACTCCTCCAGAGGACCACCCGCTCCCGAACGACTGTTTCGTTCGGAGCCAGAAATCAACGGCTTCCATACTCATGAACGTCAACCGTGTCTCCGTCGCAGCGGCAGCTTGCGGAGCCGACCACCCCGGCGACGTCGACGCAACTGAGGAGTGCGTCAAGGTCGCGATCAAAGAGATGGCAGAGGAGGCGGCCAGTGGCAAGTAGGTACGCGGCGTTCGAGTGGAGTCCTCTCGGGAAGCAGACGCAGCCGCGCATGCGTGCGCACGACATCGTTTGCTTCCACACGATGGTCGGTTCCCTCGCTGGGACGGATCGGATGTTCCACGAGAACGGCTATGGTGGAACGGAGTCGCACTTCGGGACCGGTGAACGCGGAGAAGGGAAGCAGTGGCAGGACATCGCCTACACGGCGGACGCCAACTACGACGGCAACAGCACCGTCATCTCCATCGAGAACGCTGACTATGGCGGAGTGTTCGGCAAGTGGAACACCAACGACGGAAACGCTGTCCCGGCGTTCACCGACGCCCAGGTGAAGCGGCTCATTGACCTGGGGACAGCTCTCGCTCTCCCAGGCACGGCAGGGTACGGGTCTATGCATCGTCTCTGCCCCAAGAGCTGGAGCTGCTACGAGAATGGTATCCCCGCCGTTCTCATCCCCGACACCAAGCCTGGTCGACGAGGGTTCGGGTACCACGCCCAAGGCGTCGCCGGTCAAGGACTCGTATCCGGCGGAGTGAAGTGGTCGAAGGCGTACGGGAAGGTCTGCCCCGGAGCTCGGAGGATCAAGCAGATCAAGGAGATCATCATCCCAGGCATCGCCGCCAGGCTTGCCGGAGGAGAGGACGACATGGACCTGAACGACAAGGTGAAGAACGTCTGGGAGCCAGCCGCGAAGGAAGGCGGTCCTGTGACGTTCGAGGACGTGACAGTGAACGAGGTTCTACGGCGAGCTTCGCGGAACTTCTACCTCGGCGTCGAGGCTCGAGGAATGCTTCGCCAGCTCGTCCGAGCTCAGGCGGAGTCGGCTGCGAACCAGGCAGCTATTCTCGGTGCTCTTCAGGGAGTCGACACCGAGGGAATCAAGGCTGCCGTCGCTGCAGCCGTGGACAAGAAGATGGCGGACTTCGAGCTTGTGCTCCGGTCCGTCGGAGGAGAAGACGCTGATGAGTAACCTGCTCCGTTCTCAGTACTGGAAGTCGATCGTCCCGCTCCTCGCGACGATCGTGGCTCTGTTTCTGCCTCTCCTGACCGGCGACCACTCTGGCCTCGAATGGATCAACGTCGCCATTCTGGCAGGCGGAACGATCGTCGCCTACACGGCTGCGAACCTGTCCACAGGGATCGCTCGTTGGACCAAGGAGATCGTCGGAGTGGTCACCGCTGGCCTTGTCGTTCTCCAGTCGGTCTACGCCGACGGCATCACGCGGGACGAGTGGAAGCAGATCGGAGTCGCGGTGGTGATGGCGATCATCGTCCTCGCTAAGGGGAACGACGGTTACGTTCCGCCGGACGAGACCACTGTACGAACTGTCGCCTGAACAACTACTGAGAGACCCCGCTCTGGAAAGGCTAGAGCGGGGTCTCTCGCTTCCCTTATACCGATCCCGGTGTAAGCGGGTGCGGGGAGATATCTCGGCTCGGAGAAGGAAGATCTCGGCTAGATCAGACCCAGCAAGGAGCTGATCCAGATCCCGAGGCAGACGCTGAAGACGGTCCAGGCCAGGACCAGCCCTCCGAGCAGAGCGAAGAACTTGGCGGTGTCCCGTCGGTTCTGCTTCCGTTCCGCCTCTGCCTGCCGGAGCGCAGCTCGCGTCTGCTCTTCGACGAAGATTCCTTCTCCCGAGGATGGAGGGTCGATCAAATCTCTCTGCCGGTGGGTGGCTCGCTGTTCGGCTCCCCGACCGTTGGGGTGGCGAGAGGATCTTCCTCCAGACTGCCCCATCACGCCTTGATCTCCTTTCGAGTACCCTCGACGGCGTCCTCGCCGAGGCGAGCGGTAGCTCCGGCGGACCAGCCAGCCGCGTTCCCGATCGAGGAGTACCTCCGACGGCTCTCCGACTCCTTCAGCTGGCCGTATGTCTCCTCGATCCAGTCCTTGGTCCGAGCGTCCTTGCCAGCGAGGACCAGTGCACCACCGGTGGAGACGTCCTTCTCCTCGTCGTGGCGACGCTCGGCGAGCCGCGATCCCACACGCTGACCGAACCCCTCGATGAAGGAGCGGTGCTGCAGGTACTTCTGCATGTCGGTCAAACCTCGACGGGAGGCGCGGTTCTCCTTCTGCCAGGAGTGCAGAGCCGATGTCACCTGGAGGGAGAGGGAGTCAAGCAGCCGGCAGAACTGTTCCACGTCGGACTCCTGGCCGATGATGTGCGCGTTTCGCGCCAGGCCAGACGTCTTCGACTGGAGAATGGTGATGTGACCGAATCCCTGCGCCACCATGCAGGTGAACGGAATCATCGAGATCGAGTAGTTGCCAGGGAAGGTGCGCTTCGCTTCAACGATCTTCTCCGGCTTGACCTCCCCGGCTGCCTCCAGCTCGGCGACGGAGATGCCAAGTCGGATCATCATCTTCTCGGCCGCAGCAGAGAAGGTGTCTCGCTCGTGCTCGTTCTCGGTCCGCTCGGCCTTCGCCAGCAGGAGAGAGATCTTGCGCTTCATGCGCTCGATGTCGACCGGCTTGGAGGCCTTCGGCTCCTCCTGGAGAGCCTCGTCGTCCTCGAGGGTGGCCTCGTCAGCCGCAGCTTCGGTCGGCTCCTCCTCGGGCTGCTCGAACGTCTCGTCGGCAGGGTTGAACTCGGTACGACCCTGCGGGCAGAGGTGCGAGGCCTGCGAGCCGGACCAGGTGTGCTCGGAGAGCGGAGATCCACACTCCTTGCAGTTGGTGCGGTCGCTGACGTCGTCGCTCTCCTCGACCGTCTCTTGGGCAAGGACTGCCCCGGACGGGGAGTAGAGGATCCACGACTGACCGGACTCCTTGGCAGCCTTGAGAGCTGCGTCCTTCCGTGCGCGGGAGATCTCGGTTCCGTCGCTCAGGACGGCGGTGTACTTCTTGGACATGATTCCGGTTCCTTGTCTGTTCGGAGGATACGCTAGCGGATTACGGAAGTTCGATGGAGTCGACGACCTCCTGGGCGGAGGCTCGAATCTCGTCGAGCCAGTCCTCGTGCTCCTGAGCGAAAGCTGCGAGGTCGTCCTCGGACATCTCCCCCTCGGTCGTTTCCGGCTCGTCGGAATCCGGCTCCCAGTTACGCAACTCGTCTTCGGCAGAACGGATCATTTCGGCGCGCTCCTGGAGGTCTGGATTGATGTCGTACATCTCGTTGGACTCGTACTCCGAAGCGACTTCGTCACAAACGTTGGCGACATCCTCGAGAGCAGACTGGACGTCTTCTACCGAATCGAGCGAGCTTAGGTCCAAGTCCTCCTGAGCAGCGTAGATGGAGGAGACAAGCGAAGACTCTCGCTCGCTCGGCTTGGGGTAGCAACCAGGCTTGTCGGCGCAACGGCGCTGCTCAATTCCGCGGAAACCGACGGTGAAAGAGATCACTGGGCTGCCGACGGGGATGGTGGTGCCGCAGCTAGAGCAGGTCCAGATCTTGCGGGACTTCTTGGTCGTGTAGATGCGTGCGAGTGACATGATTCCGGTTCCTTGTCTGTTCGGTTCCTGGGGTCCCCTCGGGGAGAAGCGTAGTCCCCGGGAGGCGGAGGGATGCGCCTCCCGGGGAGATGGAGATCAGTTCTCCCGAGCTGCGTACCACACGCCGCGAGGAGCGTACGGGTTGCTGCACTGGCTTCCCTCGGCGATCCAGACGAAGTTGTCGCCCGACAGCTCGAGAGCTTCGTTGACGCACTCTTCGCAGTCGAAGTGGCCGTGCTCCGAGCAAGCCTGGTTCGAGTAGACCATCTCGCTCGAAGCGATGCCCGCGACGGTGGACTGGAGAGGCCAGTTCGGCTGCGTGGCCAGCCGGACCTCCGCGTCGGGGTCCATCTCAGAGAGAATCTCGATCATCTCGCGAACGTTCATGGTTCCTTCTTCCGGTTCCGTGAGCCCCAGCGGCCCAACAAGAACGATGCTACTCTGTGTCTGGAGAGAACGCTAGTCCTTTACCGGAATCCGTTCTGAGAACGAATCCAGAACTCGGCAGCTCCGAGAACGCCGAAGACGCCGATGCTGATTGCAGCGATGGTTCTACCGTTCCACGTGGGAGCAGTAGCTCCCCAGAAAACGGCGGAGAGGGAAGCAAGGAGGCAAGCCGAGGAGAGGATCTTCCAGGCTCGAGATGTGAGACGCATAGCGGTTCCTGTCGTTCGGTCCGGAGACGGGAGGAGAGGGCTGCTCCCCTCCCGTCTCAACGGTGCATCGGGTCAGACGTACTGGAGCATCAGCTTGCGAGCGTGCTCCTTGTAGCTCGGGTCGAACAGAGCCTTCTGAGCGCGGCTGTTGTCCTTGTCGTCGCCACGCGTCGGGGAGAAGTGGTCGTACCACTCGGTCATGGCGTTCATGCCTGCCCACGCGGTGTCGCGGATCCCCTTCTGGGTGCCAGCATCGGCGAAGAGCTGGACCATCTCCTCGATCTTCTTCGTCGAACGAGTGAACGCAGCCTGCGAAGCGTCCTCACCTGGGAAGAACTCCCGAGCCAGGATCGACTCGAACTTCATCTGCGTCATCGTCGTGTTGACAAGACGGTCGGCCTCTTCCTGGAAGCCATCCAGGTAGTTGAACGTGAGGTCGAGAGCCTCCCGAGCCTTGCTGTGAAGAGCAGCCTCCGCGCCGGAGGTGTGGCGGATCCGGAAGATGTGCGACTTGTTCTCGAAGGCCAGGTTGAGCGTGTTGGCGCACACCACGCGGATTGGCGTCACCATGAGGGTGAAGGACATCGAACCGTCGTGCGAGTTGATCGCAGCGATGTAGGTGTCAATCGGGTCGACACCACCGACGTTGATGTGCCCTGGGAGCTTCATGGTGATGAAGACCTGGCTGCCGCCGTAGAGTGCTCCGGCGGTATCGAAGTGCGCACCGGACTCGTCGACGAGAGCGTTGAGAAGACCAGCGTGCTGCTCGTTCTGGATGATCTGAAAGCCGTCTGAGACGTTGGATCGAGAGAGGACGTCGATCTGTCCCTTCCGCACCGGGTTGTCGCGAACGACCGCGTTCATGCCCGCGATGGGGAGTCTGGTGCCGTCGGGGAGGTCGGCGGACACCGGAACCTTCCGGACGTTCCATCCTCCGAGGTGTCCCTCCTTCATGGCCTCCTCGGCCGTGAAGGAGTGGTCGAGAAGCTGGCCGAGCTGGTGCCAGCCCATCGTGTGAGCAGAGACGAAACTGGCCTGGCCGTCGGTGATGTCGAGCGCGTGTCCCATGGTTCCGGTTCCTTCCGGTCGGAGTTGAGCCCCAGCGGCCCAACGAGAGCGAGGTTACTCTGTATCTGGAGAGAACGCTAGTCGGGGTTCTCAGCGAACCGAGAACCCCGACTTCTGATCAATACTTCGCTGCGCAGACCGGGCCGATTCCTCGGTCGACGGACTCGGGATCGTCGAGCCTGCGGCCGCAGACGAGGCACGATCCGGAGGCGACGCCGAGCTGGCCGACCTCCTCGAGCGAGAGGCGCACGGCGTTCTTGACGACCAGACGTGCCGCTCCCGAGTACATGTAGTCGACCTCGCCTTCAAGGAAGCGGATGTGCTTGGCGAGCATGTGGCCGGACTGCTGGCCGAAGTAGACTCGGAAGAGCTCACCGTCGTTGCGTCGGTAGACGCCAGCTTCCGGCTCCTCTGACGTCTCCGGCTTCTTCGACGTCTTCGGCATGTCGAGGACGACCCCGATCACGTTGCTCATCTCGCTCACGGAGAGCTCCCGTGGGTGGGAGACGCCGTTCGCGGCGAGCTGAGTGTCGACGTACGTCTTGGCGCCGGGACGCTCGTTGACGAGTTGGACGAGGAAGGAGAACTGCTTCTCGGTCGCGAGTCGAGTGGTGGTCTGCATCGCGTACCTCCGGTTCCGCGGAGTTGAGCCCCAGCGGCCCAACAAGAACGAGGCTACTCTGGATCCACAGAAGAGTAAAGCCGATCCCCGAAACTCGTAGTTCCGGGGATCGGCTGTCCTAGGACTTCTTGATCCTGGGGTGTTCCGACTTGAGGTGGATCCGCTTGTCTCTCAACGTTTCGAAGCGTTTTGCGCAGACCGGGCATCCGTACCGGCCTACCTCCTCGATCTCGATCCCTGCGAGCTCAGCGAAGGTAGGCATCAGTCCTCCATCTTGACTTCTAGTGCCTGAAGCTGGCTGCGGAATCCCGTTGTCGACTTCACCTTCTCTAGCCCGGTAGCACCTTTGTCGTAGGCGTCCTCGACGAAGTTCCGGAGATCGTTTAGAGACAGACCGACCTTTCGATCCGTGGCCTCGTGGCGGATGGTTACATTGGTCTCGTGAGCCATTAGGCGTTCCTTCCCTCGAGCTTGTACTCCATCCACTGAACGCACAGAGCTGCGACCTGGCAGATCTCGGCGAGGAACTCGGGGTCGTCGCCATCCAACTCGAAAGCCTCTGCCAGCTCTTCCCGGACGAGGTGCATCCGAGTCAGTTGCCCATAGTCTCCCTCCGGATCGGCTCGCCGGGTGTCGTAGTCAACGCGGAACGATTCCTGCAGCTCCTGCGCGTTCTCGAGAAGCTGCGGAATCCACTTGACGTCAGGACCCGTGCCATCCGGGAGGTGTCGCATCGCCTCACCGTGCTTCTCCATCTGCGCGCACCGCTCCTGAAAGACGAGCTCCAGAGCGGCGATAGTGTTGATCTGCCACTTCTTTCGGGCGAGCATCCCTGTGGTCTTCCTTCCGAATGCAGGGACAGACGTGTCAGCGACTCCCACGGCGGATCACCTTCTTGTGGACGCCGTACCCGAACGAGAGCTCCCACTCCCGGGAGATCCGCATGGACTCGGCGACCTTGATCGCCTCTTCCGGCGAGCTGGCACGGAAGCGTATGAAGGCACGTTGCCTGCCCACTCCAGAGGCCTCAACCTCTCCCGGGTAGGCAGCGATCAGAGCGTCGGCGATCGGGTTAGGATTCTCGATCGTGTTGACCGAGAGAAGGTACGACGTGGTCTTCCTCATCGGGATCCTCCTGGGACGCTCTCGATGGCGTCGGAGATCATCTTGAGGCCTTCACCGATCTTCGCCATTTCGCGCTGGAAACGGAAGCTCGCGGCCTTCATCGGGGTCATCGCGATGGTGGGGTCACGCTGAACCTCGCGCTCCAGGTAGGAGATGATGACTCGCGGATCGACGTGCTTTCGCATCATCCATAGCGCGACTTCGAACTGCGGGGACGTACGTGGTGTTGGCACTTCCGGTTCCTTCCTGTCGGCACCGCAGCTCCTGCTGGACAGCGGTGAACTCTGAGTCAAAGATAGGCAGTCCTCGCCCGTGGAGCGCAGATGTCTCCATCTCGTAGAGAACCTCGCGCAGATCCCTGTTGGTGTAGAGATACCCGTTGCCTTGAGCTACGCTCGCAGCTACACGGCGGGCAGTGGTGTAGAGCATCGGTTCCTTCCCGGGGAGGGAGATCCCAGCTCTCCCTCCCCTCTTTGGTCCTACTTGGCGCCGTTGATTCCTGGACCGTCCAGAGCCTCCAACATCGTCGAGATGGATCGGAGAGCGTCCTCAAGCTGACTCCGCAGGAAGTCCTTTCCACGCTCGCGATACACAATGTAGTCGACGTTACGGAGAGCGACTCGAGCCTGCTTGACCATCTCGTAAGCCTCGGTCTTCGTCATCGGCTTGGCGACAGTCTCGGGGATCTCCTCAGTCTCTTCGGCTACTGGTCCGAGGATCGGCTCGGTCCAGCGCGGGCAACCCTCGGAGTGGATAGAAGAGGCGAGGAAGTCAGCAGCGCAGGTGCACTCTTCCTTGAAGTTCACGTTGCCCGCCAGGTAGTTGGCGACGTCGGCACCGAGAGCGGTGAGCGACCACCACATGGAAGGGTCGTCGCCCTGCTGCTCCGAGGCTTCCCAGAGACCCAGGTCGCGCAGCCGGTTGATGATCCCCGACGAGCGGTGCCCCAGCTCGCTGGTGAGGCACTCGCCCCAGATGCCGCTGTCCTTGACGATTCCCTCGTCGAAGTACGACGTCTCGCGGTTCCCGACCGCTCTCATCGTCTCGCGACCCTTGGCGGTGAGCTGCGCTACGACGGTCTCGACCTTCACGACGCTCGTGTTCAGAGGGTAAGTGGTCATCTCGGTTCCTCCGGTTCCTTGAGCCCCAGCGGCCCAACAAGAGCGAGGTTACTCTGCAGATGGAGAGAAGTAAAGCCGAGCGTCCGAATCAGAGAATCCAATCCAGGCAGACCGTGAGAGAGTCCTCCCACTCTTCTGGCGAAGCGCTGTCTATCGACAGGGCCTTCGCAGCCCGGACTCCCATGTCTTGCAACAGGTTCGCGCTCCGAGTAGCGGTCGCCTCCACGAACCTGGGATCCTGTTCTGAGCCTCGCTCAGTGAACCGGAGATCCTTGACGAAGTCGTCCGCCCACAGGTGCAACAGGAGAAGCTCGGTCCGGGCTGCCAGCTCGGACAGGAACGGTCGGGTCGCTAGAGTAGCTCCCTCACCTACTATGAACCGAAACTCCTCGAACCCATTGCGCTGCAACCATTCCACGCCGGTGGCAGAGCTGGCTCTGTCGAGACCGTCGGTTCCTGGGAAGTTGTCTCTCATCTTGCCGAGGTAGAGGCCGTGCTTGCCGGTGCGGCTGTCTAACCGATGCCCGCGCAGGGTGACCAGAGCCTTGGCGTTGCGGCGAGCGTGGAGGTCTTCCAGGTCGCCCATGTCCTCGCCGCCGAGGACGGCGTCCAAGAGCTGCCCCATGAACGTGGACTTCCCGGTTCCTGCTCCTCCAACAATGTACAGTGAGCGTGTCACATCGGACCTCCGACGATCCAGAACCCTGTGGTGCCGTCTCGGCGAGTCCACCACTCTGGCTTGATCAGGTTGAGGAAGCGGACGACCTTCCCCTCGTAGGTGGGGTGCATGACGATGTCGTCAACAGTCTCAGGCATGAGGTCAGCGTACTCAGCAAACCAGCCGTGGAGCGAAGTCACCTCGATCTCGACCTGCCGTTGGATCTCGCTTGCCCCAGCTCGCTCGAGACGCTCCCAGAGCCACTCGCTCCGGTCTGGCCCGACGCCGATCAGGTGTACCCTCTTGACGTCTTGCCGGCCGAACCGAGACAGCCCATAGAGCAGTCCTGCGGTGGTGTTTCCCGAACCGAAGGGAATGACGAGGTCGGTGATGCCCCTGCGAAGGTTGCGAACCTGTGCTCCTCCCACCCCGAGGAAGGCCTGGAGCTCTTTCTCGGAGGCTGTCGCAGGAGGGCTGATGGCGTAGGGCACCTGCCAGCCTCCCAGCCTCTCAGCGAGCTTCTCGCCGTATGGCTGGATCACTGTGTTGTACGCCAGTCGGGGAGTCGTGTCGAGGCTTGCCCCAGCTTGCATCGCTATCTGGACGGAGCGGTGCTTGATAGCGGTCTCCGGCTTGCTGGCGCCGACCACGACGGTGCAGGCCAGGCCCAACTCCTCGCACAGTGTCGCGGTGATAGCTGCCTGAGGGGACCGGACGGACTGCGCCGTGACGATGTGGTCAACGCCGTACTGGACGACCGCCTGAGTGATGAGGTGCCGGCAAGCACGGAACTTCGCTCCGTTGACTCCATAGGCGTTGCGGTGCAAGTCTTCTCGCTTGTACCACAATCCGTTCCGGAGCTGCCATGGCGTGGCAGCTACTGGGTCCGTGGTCATGGCTTGTACCACCTTCCCCGATAGTCGTCTCGCTTGAACCCGGCTTCTACCAGCATCCGAATGCGGAGCTTTGTCAGTCTGCCGTTGAGGTTTCGAGTGTTCGACAACCCCATTTGACGAGCCAGGGCAGAAGGTCCAGGTGGACGATCGGGATTAGCTCTCAGCTCAGCGTTGAACGCTTTCCGGAATCGGTTCGTCTCAGCCACAGAAGCTGAACGAGGAGCCTTGGTAGGGAACAGCTCTGCTAAGGGATCCACTTGGGGTCCTTCCTCTCGCCGAACTCGCCGGACTGCACTGCGTCGTCGAACGAGCTGCGCATGTCGGGAAACTCGGTCCAGATCATGGGAACCTCGCCGGTCTCCCGATACCAGTTCTGCTTGAGCGGGACCAGTCCGGGGTCACCGGGGTTGTCCTCGAGTCGAAGAGGCTCGGCGAGCGTGTCGCGACGGATCTGCCAGAGGACGTCCAGCGATCGGTTGAATCGAGCTTCCGCCTTCTTGATCCTCTGGTACATCATGTCGGCGTACACGTTCGGATACCGACGGTTCGGCTTGTGCCAGGACTTGTACGTGCAGAGCGCGGACTCCATGGTGAGACGTGTGACCTCAGCTCCCGGGTTCCGCTGCTCGGCCTCTTCCAACAGATCCTCGGCCAGCCTCTCTAGGGACGGGAACAGGTCGAGAAGGAACGGGATCTCAGCGTGCTCCCGATCCCAACTCCAGGCGTCTTCGTGCCCGGAGAGGAAGCAGAGGGAGTTGCGGTGGGAGCGCGAGCTACTCTCTTCAAGGAACCACGAGCCAACATCGGGAATCATCGGCCCGAGGAGAATGCGAGCGTACTCCATCATCGACCAAGCGGAGATGCGTCCCATGTATGGCTGCCCTATGGAGTAATCCCAGACACACTCCCAGCATTCGTCCGTACCGGCAGCGTTGAACCATCCTCCGGCAGGCTGGTGCCCGTAGGCCATGAACCAGTCCTCGGTTGCCTTGCCGAACGCGGACTTCTGGTGGCGACGATCGATGTCCCACTCCAGTTGCTTGAAGTGAGCATTCCAGAAGTCGATCGCCTTTCCCCAGTCCTGCGGACGGGGAGCTGCCTCGAGGAGAAGATACGAAGACACGACGTTCTGGTTGTTGCCGTTGAGCCAGACGAGCCAAGCTCGGCCGTCCTCGTCGAGGTCGAAGTGGTCTGCGAGCGCGGGCAACATCGAGTAGACCATGCCGGGGAAGTTCTGGTTGCGGAGGCTGTGCGTATAGCTCCGCTGGAAAGCCTCCCGGTGGTTCTCAGGCAGACGCCAGTCGGTCATTCTCGAGTCGCCTCCGACCGATCTTGGTTACCCGGACCTCGAGCAAGACCTTATTCCCTTCACGAACAACCTTGCTCCGAGGGTTCCGACCTTCTTGGACTTCCTCCCGGACCTTAGTCTGGATAAAGTCGAAAGGGTGCATCCGCTTTGCTGCGTCGAGAAACTTCTTTCTCTCCTTCTCCGCCGCACCGCACCGCTCCCACCGTGCACCTGGAGGACCGTTGAGGGTCATAGACTCCTCGGTGAACGGGACTCGGTACAAACGAACGACATCGACCGGAAGGCTTATGATCTCCTCGATCTCGTTCTCATACCAGTTCTTCTTGATGTCTGTCGACGTTCCGATCTTCTGTTCGGAACGGACGTCTTCCTTCTCGAGCATGGTTCCCTCTTTCTGAATTCGGGTCGGAGTGACGTAACCAGTATAACGCGCTCGCGTTACCGGGAAAGCAAACGCCGTCCATCTCCCCGGTGCGCCTAGCGATTCGTTATCAATCCGAATCGGCTCCCCGGTACTCGTCCTCGTCGCTGGCGCTCATCACGTTCGTACCCATCAGGGCGTTGTCCCGGACCGAAGCGTTCCGGCGTGCCTTGTTATAGGCTCGGTCGAAGAGCTGGCGCGCGAGCAGGTAGGACTCGGACAGCATGTTATCTACGATCTCGTGACGCCTGGGGTCCTTGCGGACCACAGCGTCCTCCAACTGGTCGAAGGCAGTCTTGAGGTACTCCTCTGCACGCCGAATCCCATCGTCTGACAAAGACAGCACTCTAGAGTTCGCCGTTTCGACCTCCCGCATCACAGCGTTGGCGCACTCAGGGTCGTCACTCAGGTCAGAATCATCGCGCTCGTCCTCGAGCCAGGTGAGGTACTTGGCGAGGTAGACGAACAGATCACCTGCGGTGTCGACCGAAGTCTCGTCGGCGGTCTCAGCACCGCCAAGCCGGTCGATCTTCCGGGCAATGTTCGCCATGATGCCGAGCATCTCTCCGCGACGCTTCCACGACCCACCGTAAGCGGCGTCCTTGTCAACGTGGAGCTTGCAGATCTGCTCCATGAACTTGCTCGGTTCGTACTTCAAGACGAAGTCCCTCCGGATGTCTCTCCCCGTCCCATCCTGAACGACGAGCTTCTCCCTCTCAGGCGGCTGAACGGATACGTAAGTTGCATCCTCGAGCGCGGTCCCGACCAACGGCTCGAGGTAGTCGCGATCGCTCGTCCACCACCACTGAAGGACACGGAGCCAGCTCTGGAACATCGGCTCCGGAAACGCGTCCACGAAGGCGTCCATGTCATGACCGAGTCGGATGCCCTTCTCGATCTCGAACCACTGTGAAAGCATGTCGTCCAAGCCGTCAACATCCCTCGACCGAAGACCCTGCAACGCATTGAAGCGAGGACTCTCCGGGAGAGGTCGGGGAGTGCTCATAGAGGAATATGCGTCTCGGATCCTCCTGCTCTTCAACCAGTGACGGTCGTAGATGTGGAGGGACGTCGTAGAGAAATGAAGGCTCCCGACCTGGAGGCCGAGAAGACCGGCGACGACTTCGAGAAGCACCGACCACTCGAACTGGTTGATCCCAGACCATCCCCAGATGATGTCGTTCGACCGAACAGCGACGTGAAGATCGAGACGACCCAGGCGGGAAGAGAAGTTCAGCCAGTCGTTGCAGGGGATGTCCTTGCCGAGGGTCGTATCCACGACCGGATCCCAGATCGACATCACGGCCTGCCGCGAGGAAGGACTCTCCCGCAGATGGTCGACCACCCAACGAAGCTGGTCAACGACGTCAGACGGATCCCCATCCCGGCGTGGCCACGAGCGAAGCCGTTGGCCGTATCCGGCACGCCAAACCTTGCCGTCGTCGGAAAACTCGGACGCTCGCGGGAGGTAATGGCACAGCCAGTCGACGTCGCTCCTTCCGGCAAGAACCCACGCTGTCTCGGCGATCTGCGCTGCGATGGAGGCCTTGCGGTGCGGAACTAGGATCTCTCTCTGACGTGGGTCCTCCAAAGTCACACCGACATGCGTCAGTTCGAGAGTTCGGCCTGCTCGCGAGCCGACCTCTTCTCCTCCCCGAGCGAGGTCCTTCAGCAAGAAGGGTAGAGCTTCGTTGACGTCCTGAAAGACGTAGTTGTAGCGCATGGTTCCGGTTCCTTCCTACCAGTTGGCGGGCAACACGAACGATGCTAGTCCGGGGTGTGCGGGGGCATAGAGCTTCTCTGGAGACGGCTTAGACATGTAGCGGACGTACTTGCTGAACTCGCAGAGGCAGTTCTGGACGTCCATGTAGCTGGGGAGGCGACCTTCCAAGCGGGGAGCCGTCGGCGAGCTGCGGATGGCCTTCACGGCCCAGGAGATGACATCCTCTGCCTTGGCCGTAGGGTCTAGGTGGGCTGCACCCTTCCTCGCTCCAGGACCGGCGACAACGAAGTCGTCCTCGCGGAACTTCGTGGTGTACCCCCAGTCTGTGAGAATCTGCATAGACATGAAGTCGGCGACACCCTTGTTCTGGCGCAAGACTTGGAATCGTTCGGCCTGCGTCCCCGCAGCGAGGAACTCCTGCGCTACCGTTCCGTGAAGAAACAGCCGCTTCGTCAGGTCGACGATCGATTCGAGCTTGTCCGTCCCGGGGATCTGGGACTGGGGAAACACCAGGTAAGCCGACGTGAAGACAGACCTCTTGAAGTCTGTCTGCGTTTTCCTCCCAGGGTTCTTCGGGTCGACGTTCCTGGTCCGGACATGCGCGTCTCCCCGGTACTGCTTGAAGAGGTCCAGCACGTCGACTAGGTCACCGATCTTCGGATACCGACCCATCATCAGGTGCAGGAACTCCCAGACCTCGACTCTCCCGGTGTGGCGGTACAGGAACAGCCTCATCAGTTGGTCCTTTGGGTCCAATCCCTCCTCGATCAGATCCGTGAGGACGAACTGCGACCCGTAGTCGAGGACGCGGAAGACGTTCGTGAACTTCCGGGTAGCCACAATCGGGTCGTCGGTCCACGGTTGAGGCTCGCCGAGCTGGCGCTTCTCCCACACCTGATGACGAGCCTCAACGAAGTCGAGGAACGTTAGAGCCATGTCCGGATCAACCTTCAAGGTAGACCACCTTCATCCACATCCCCGGAGCGTAGACGGCCTGAAGGTGGAACTCCTGCCGTTTGGAGGTCGTGTACGGCGCTCGGAAGATACCGACCCCGCCGGAGCCGTGGCCGGGGTGAGACTCGACCTCGGTCTCGACAACGATCGTCTTCATCCAGGCCGGAACCTCGTCCCCATCGATCTCGGACAGGATGATGAGGTGGCCGTCGTTCACCTGTGCGTCGTCCACGTTGTTCCACCCGTCCGTCTCTCCAGACGACAGCAAGACCTCTACTCTCATGCCTCTCAGCCCTTCCGGTATCGGGCGCAGGTGAAACCCTCGCCGTCGATGGGGAGTCCCTCTGCCCAGCTCGGGACCTCTGTCATGATCGCCTTGATCTCTTCCACGTCGTGCTCGCCCTCGACGATGATCTCGTCATGCACGTGGGCAACGGGGCGAAAACCCTTGTCCTCCAACCGGACTAGAGCCTCAGCCATGATGTCCCGGGCGACAGCCTGAGTGGCGTTCTCCGTCAGCCGACCGCCATACGTTCCGATCCTCTGCCGGTAGTTGAATGGGTTCTTGGGGTCGGCGTAACGCCATCCCTCCTTATGGACCATCTTGCCCGTCTTCGGGTCTACGACGACGTACCGCTCCCACTTCACACCGTGGTAGGTGATCGCTCGCCCTGACGGTAGCCACATGTGCAGAGCTCGACCGAGCTTGTCCTCGGACTCGGTCAGACGCAGGTGTGGACCAGCTTCCCCGGTGTCGGAGAAGGCGTCTCCCAGCTTCTGCCAGAGGCGAGTGATGCGGGAGTTGGACTTCCTCCACTGAACAACCAGACGCTTGAGATCTTCGTCGTCTCCTTCTGCTCCCATGGCTCGGAGGGAGTTGATGCCCCCG